TTCCTTAATTCTTTCCTTCAGGGATCTCGTATGCATCTCCCTGGTAAATATGTTGTAGGTGGTAAAGTGAAAACCCGGAATATTCCTACATTTATTTTAAGTAATTACACTCCCGATCAATGTTATAAGAACAAATCGAGTTATGATTTGCAGCCTCTTCTCTCTCGTCTTAATGTCTTTGAAATTGACAAATTTGGAGACATTCAAGTGATTACTATTCCACCACTCGAGGAAATTATCATGAATGAATTTGAGCCAATTGGAATCAATGAACTTTATTGTGAAGAAGACTTAGATAAAAATTAAAGTTAGTTGTCAGTGTACCTTACTCTGGTATAATGTGTTATTGCTGGCTGACTTGCTGCAGTAGCTGTTTCACTCAAAAACATTAAGAATAAAGCTCCTGTTTTTATATCTTGAATATCTCCATTATTACTATCAGCATATTGAACATAATGATTCATTTTTTGGAATACTTCATCATACTTTAAAGCTTTTGTTGTTATGAATTCACCAGAAGCATTAACAACTAGTTGATTTTGTATTTCATATCTTCTATCGAAGAGAACTTTAAATCTCATTGCATTTGACATATAAATTGGACTAACAATTCCAATTCCTGCTGTTGTATCTTCTAGTATATCACTACCCGCAGGGGTTGTACCATTTGGTTGCATATCTAAAACTACCATTACTCTTGTCATAACTGAAGGTGTGTTTCCTGTTGTTGCAGCGTATGTTGCACCTCTAATAGTAAACTTTAAATGAAAGCTTTTCATGCAAATATTTTGTCCAACTCTTGATGTTGCACTTGTTCCTAATGATAATCCATTTAACAATACTAATACTGGAGTTTCATCCATTGCAACAGCTATATTTGATTGATCAATATACTTCTTCTCCGGAATAGTATATGTTCTTCTAATAGTTCCAATTCCAGGTATCCTTCTATAACCAGTTACTCTTCTAAATGTTGAACGTGTGCCTGGGTAGAACCCACTAATGCGTGCGGGTCTCGAGCCTCTACGTAGAGAATACACCCGTCTATATTTCCGCACGGGATTAGAACCAAGTCCGTAGAACCTGATCCGTGTCCCCCTAAACCTGGAATAATAAGGCATTCTGGTTCTTCTTCGTTAATTGTAGGTACTGATTCTTGTTTACGTTTGTAATTTTTGGACATTAAAAATACCGGACAATAACCTAGAATCAATTCCCGCCTTTTATCATAATTCTGATTGAATTCTACGAAATAATAGCAACACGAAATATTAAAACTAAATTAGAACTAAGTCACGTGATACTGATTTGCAGGTTAGGATTAAAGGTTGACACAGTGAAAAAAAATCTCTCATTATAGTGGCTCGAAATAGGAAATAACTACTGTATCTGCCGCGCGCAGCGCATCACAAATCTACGTCACAGTCTTGCGAAGTCAAAGATATGACGCACCAAGAATTTGATTTGACCAATGCGCTGAGAGTTCAGTTTAATCCGCTGCTACGCTTACTAATATTACCTTTAAGCGTAGCACTAGCGGAAGCGGAAATCTTGTTTGAGCTGGAGCCAATTATTAAACGTAAGAATACTCATTACCAAATTGCCCCTGTTCTTAAGCGTGCTAAGACTATCTTTGCTGGAGGCTTTTTCTCAACTTTTGACGAAGAAACTAAGTCCAGACTCTACGAAAACTCTGCTCGTTTCGATGAACAAATTGGCCGCCGACTCGTCCACTCTGATCACTACTGCTTGTTTATCCACCCCGAGTACTACTTCTTTGCACTCTGTTACGAAGACCGTGACGGATCCACATACTTCTACGACCTTCACGACACGTCCCGATATTGTTATCCCTGTGGATACATTGACTACAGTCAATCATGATGAGACAGGTGTTGAGCCCATGGCTACTACGAACTTCCGACTCAATGCGAAAAGCGTCTTCCTTACCTATCCGCAATGTGGTCTTGAGCCCGATCACGTGTTGCAAACTTTACTTGCGTGTACTAAGACGAAGGATTGTGGAATTATTGTCGCTCAAGAACTCCATAAGGACGGTAATAAACATTTACATGTCTATCTTGAATTTCCACGAAAGATCGACGTTAAATCTAGCCGGTATTTCAACTTCATTACTGGAAAACAAGGGAATTATCAAAAAGTTAAAATACGAGCAGCATGCGTACGATATGTGTGTAAAGAAAATAAGTATGTTGCACACAAGATTGATGCACCTAAAATCATTCAAGAGTATGAGGCCCAATTGGAGAAAAAAAAAGCTAAGAATCAACCTCGAAACAAACGAGTTTATGAGTTAGTTAAAGAAGGCAAACGTTTCGATGAGATCTTGTTGGATGCTACTCTAGGTCCGTTTTGTTTGTTGCATGGAAATAAAATTAAAAATATGATTGCTGACTTTGAGGAAATAGCGTTAAAAAAACAACGTCTTGCAGATAAGCCCGCCTATCTTCACCTGAAGCTTCCTGGAAAAGAATTTGATCTTCTCAAGAAGATGCCATTTAAATCTCCTCAATTTTGGATATATGGACCTCCTAATGTTGGTAAAACTACATTTATTCAACAATTACTTGATGCTGGACTTAAGGGTTTTGAAATCCCTAATAATAATGATTTTGCTCGTTGGGACGATGATCTATACGACTTTGCGTTCTTTGATGAATTCAAGGGCCAACTTACCATCCAGTTCCTTAATTCTTTCCTTCAGGGATCTCGTATGCATCTCCCTGGTAAATATGTTGTAGGTGGTAAAGTGAAAACCCGGAATATTCCTACATTTATTTTAAGTAATTACACTCCCGATCAAT